CTCCATTGTCAGAACAAGGCTGACAAGCAGAAACCATGTTTCTAGTGATGATATAACCAAAACAACACTGCAGCTGCTATTTCTTCTTCCATCAACTTCTGAGTCTGTGAGTCAATATCGAATGCTTCACAGAATGAAACTCGAGAACAGGCATTGGGTTTCTCGAATTTATCTACACATTTTTGCACTCCGAGTCGATATTCACTGAAGTACCACTTGAACTCACCTCCAGCAGAACGAAATTTAGCAGCAAGTTCAGAAATTATTGGCATTTGAGGAGAACACAAACCTTCGCCGATACCTATAGTCATTAAGTAATCCCACCAATTCACAGGTTTTAGCCCTAATTTATAGATGGATCTAGAGAGAGCTCTTATGGGTTCTCTGCACATAATCCATCCATGAGTAGTTAGAACAGGTTTACTTTGACAGAAATCAATTTGATTGAAATCATAAACAATGTTAATCTTTGATTCCATTCCAGTATCAGAAAAATCGACATCAATCTTCTTAGGAGTAAACACAACAGAATCATCACCATCTAAAAAGATAATACAGTTTCTGCCAAACTTTGACTTAAGAAGGGCATAATTGATGAGACAATTTCCCAAGGCGGTATTAGCATCACCACTCATACGTCTGGCAATGCACTGATATTTGAGACCATTACGACTAGTACCCACATTCTTGATTTGTTGCTTTAGAAGATATCTTAACCAGGTATCTTTATTATAACATTTCATATAAAATCTATGTTCTAACCTCAACAGATCTCTATTAACTCTACTGTCAAATTTAGAATGATCTATCAGGTATATACATGGATTTTCAAAGTGGTTATACATATTCCAAAGAGTTTGTCCCCTTTCCAAAGCATTCATTCCTTTTGCCACAATAGGAAAGAAAAAGTTGTGCTTGGAACGAAGAGTATATAAAGCTTTCTCAATGGGTATAATGTATTTTGCCAATCGGGCTGTGTAAGGAGTTGCTCTATATTGAATAGCTCTAGGGGCCTTTGAGCAATCTTCCTTCTTTTCAAATTTAATGAAAAGATTCACTCTGGAATGAATATGTTTGTAATCTAACATTAGTGCTTGCCGATATCTTCTTCTCATACGTCCCGGCCTAGAATCTATCAGCTCACTATTCGTCATTTTGGTGACACATATCTCCTTGACTAAATCATCTAAAATTAATTTACATCGCTGCAAGATTGTTTCTGATGTGTCAAGAAGAGGTACCAAATGTCGATAAATTAGACTGTAGTACTCATTCTGAATGCAGCCTTGGTCTGCATAGATTGGAGGAAGATCAAGATTTGGGTCGAGTATTTTCGATAGAAACCTTTTGTGAATGCACCCAGTAGCCAAAAAATGTACTTGCATATCCTTAGTACGTATCGTAAGTGGATCACAATCAAAACATAGGCACTGTATGATGCCACCCGCCTCCAACGGATGCTTGCTTCTCCTTCCCCCGAAATCAATGACTTACGCACACAGGCTGCATCTGATCTCTGAATCCTGATACATTGAAGTTCATTGTCATCAGGAATCATAGCTCTAGTGATAGAACCCATTACTGCATCATGAACCCTAGTGGGATTGATGCCCTTCTGATTAAGGATCTGAACAGCAGTAGCCCGAAGTTGGTTGTGCTGTAATTGATCCCTAGGTAGA